CAGGTCGCCGTTCGGTTCGTGCTTGTGGGTGTAGACGATCGACTCCAGGCCGGGGTTCGCGGCGAAGAATGCGATCAGGTCGTCCCCGCGAGCGTCGATCTGCGCGTTCGACGGGGTGCCGTTGGCGCTGAACACGATGAGCCGCCCCGCGTCCACGTCGCGCTGCCACCGTGCCCCACCGGCCGAGTTGTCCGGCCAGCTCGACGAGTAGTCGATGTAGGAGCCGCGGTGCGCCCCGACCGTGTAGCTCGCAAGGTCGGGCGCGCCCGTCAACTGCACGTATGCCTCGTACTGCTCCACGGGGTAATCCCCGGCGGTGCGGTCGAACAGGTGCGGGTAATCGGTGATGTAGGCCCAGGACCCGACCCGGATGCCGAGCTTCACGGCCACGCGCTACCCCTGTTCGATCTCGGTCGCGATGACGGCCCAGTACCCGGCCGAGCCATTCGTGAAGGCGACCGATGTATCGAAGGCATCCGAGCGCCACGCGGCGGCGAGGTTGATCGACGGCGACGAGGAGTTGACGTCCGCCAGTTCCGTCCAGGTGCCCTCCGGCGTGGAGCCCGTGGTGTTGTTGAACATCACGAACGCGATCGGGCGGTTCGTGGCGTCCGAGGCGGCTGCCAGGGTCGCGGTCGCGGAGGTTCCCGAGGTGCCGTTGCCCGAGACGACCTTCGACGTCGCGAGCGTCGCCGACGGTGCGCCCTCGATGCGGCCGATGATGGCGTCACAGGATGTATGGGTTACCCCGCCGTGGTCGATGTAGACGGGGGCCGGCGTGCCCGCTACGGCCTGATACTGAAGGTAGAGCTGCGCCGCGCGACGGGTTCCCGAGCCCGAGTCCCACACGACCTGCGAGCCCACCGCGGTCCACGACGACATGCCGCCGCCGACGACCGAGGGCACGGTCGGGACGGATGTCGTCCGCGTCGAGACCACGAGGCAGAACCCGAGGTCGCCGTCCTCGAAGGTCACCGATCCGGCGGTCTGGTACGCCGACCCCGATCCGCCGGAGGAATCCGTGCCCGAGGCTATCGTCGCCAGCGCGACCATATCGAGCGTCGGCAGGGTGGCGGTGGGGGTGGTGATGTTCAGCGTGCGGCCCAACTCGATCCAGCCCACGGGTGAGTTCAGGAGCGTGATGATGTCGGTCTTGCCCGTCGTCGTCTGCCAGGTCGGAGCCGATCCGCCCGCGAACGCCGGTGTTGGGGAGAACGCCTTGGTGTAGGCCCCGGTCTGGTTGAAGATGATCGTGGCTACCGACAGGACCGGTCCCGTGAGGGTCACCGTGAGGTTCGCCGTCTGCGTGACGTCGAACACCGACGCGGTCGAGGTGTCCACGGTGATCGCCGTCCCCGATGCGGCGAAGCTGACGAGCTGGTCGTGCGCCTCGATGGATCCCGAATCGCCCTTCGGTCCCGGTACGGTGGAATCGGCCCCCGCCGGGCCCGTAGCCCCCTTGCGGGCGATCACGCGCCAGCGGGAGGAGGTCGAGTCGTAGATCAGGGTCGCGGACTCATCGACCCCGAGCGAGAGGTCCGAGTCCAGCGCGAAGCGGTTACCCGCGCTCGAGGACGCCGACTCGTCGGAGAGCGTGAAGGCGTTGGACCCGACGTTCTGCACGACCACGATGCGCCCGTCGGCACCACCGGCGAGCCCCGTGATGGCGAGGCTCGGAGCCGAGGCCGACAGGCGCAGCACCGAGGCCGTATCGAGGCCGGTGGGGGAGTAGTTGTTCTGCGAGCTCGCGAACGCGGCGGGTGTCAGGTCGCCCTTGAGCGCGAACGTGCCCGATGCCCCCGTGACGACGGGGGTCGAGAGATCGCCCGTCAGGTCGGTGTCGAGGATGACCGTTGCAGGGTCGAAGGCCGCGGTCGCTGCGACCCACTCCCCCGGCGTCGAGTCCCATTGCAGTACCTGGAGGTTCGACGGTGCTGGTGCGTTGACGTCGGTCAGGTCGTTAAGCGCCGCGACGGTTGAGGCGGCACCCGGCACCCATTCCCCAGGGGTCGAGTCCCATATCAGCACCTGGCCGTTCGTCGGGGTCGGCGCGTTCACGTCGTTCAGGTCGTCGAGGTCGAGCGATGCCGCGCCGGGGTTCGCGTTCTCCCAGTGGTCGGTGTCCCAGGTGAGCACCTGACCGTTCGACGGTGCAGCCGTAGCGACATCGGAGAGATCGCCGATGGCGAAGTCGTCGACGTCGTGGTCGGCGTTCCAATCCGAAGGCTGAACCTTCGTGGCGTCGCCGGAGTCCGCCGCGACCGAAACCTTGGAATGCTTGACCGATCCCATCAGCCCTTGCCTCCGAACGCGCTAAGCATCCTGTCCGGCCATCGAGCCCTAGATAGAGGAAACGGGGACACCGCGAACGGTTGGTCCCCGAGGACGTCGCGGATTACGCGACGGTCCGCCTCAGCAGCCGCGATCGCGGCGCGTCTTGGGCGGCACGCCGACAGCTTACACGGATGTCATCCGATGTCAACCGCTGGTGGTAGGCGTGCGCCGTACCACCACCGGTTGTGGTGCGCCGCAGGTCGGGCATCTGAGGACGGGGGCCTTCGGGGCCGGTTCGGCCTTCCTCAGCTCCCGCGCCGCCTCGCGGCGTTCCCGACGAGCAGGCCCCTCTTCGGGGTCGATGTCGAGCCACGCGCCGATGATCCCGCCCACCTCCCTGACGCCGCGTCCGGGTTGGCGTCGGACCTGCGGGTCCTCCTCACCCCTGGCATCGCGCACGTTCGCGCGCGCCGATGAGATGTGCGACCCGACCCGTTCGACGCGGCGAGAGACGAACCGCATAACGTCCTGCAGTCGCTGGAACTCCAGGCTGGCCGCGCTCGCCTGCGTGGGGTCGCCCGTGCCCGTGCCGCCGATCACGCCCAGCTTGGAACGGAGCGAGACCAAACCGGCGTCGCGGCTCTCCAGAACCTCTTTCAGCAGATCGTCCAACTCGTTGCGGAGCCCAGCCGTCGCGCGGATGGCGCGGCGGATGTCCTGTTCGAGTGCCTGCGGATCAGCGGGTCGGCGCCTCGTCATGCGCTCTCCACGCTCCACGGCCCCCATCCGCCATCACGCACCATGATCGCGCCGACCAACAGGTTCATCATCGGGTCGTAGACATCCCCCCAGCCGCGGTTGAACCATCGCCGGAACCACGGACGGTCGACCAATGCGACCCTGCCCGGCCAGTAGGGGAGCATGTGCTGCATCAGGCCGGCGCAGCCCGAAGGGTTGTAGGCGTGGGACCGGAAGCCCGATTCCCTCCCGACCACGTACAGCGCCGTGCTCACTTCACCCGGCGCGATCTGGCCGAACACGCAGCGGGTGAGGCGTCGCATCCTCGTGACGGATTCGGAGAACTCCCCCATCCGCCAGCCGTCACATGGGCCGTTCCACCTGCCGGTTCGCGGTTCCGCGTCAGTTGTGTTGAGCTTCACTCCGACCGTATCCATCCTTGGGTTCTGGTCGGCCCCGGTCGCCACCTGTGCAGGGAGCGCGACCAGGGCTGCCGCCATCGCGGCTGCTGTAAGAACTTTCATGCTCCATCCTTCCGTCGTCTGGAGCCGCCCACCTTGAGGGCGGTCAGTCAGCGGATGCGTCCAGCGGCCTCACCCCCCGTCGCATGCCGATAGAGCGCCCGGACATCTGAGATCGTCAGGTCGAAGTCGTCGGCTACCTCATGGATGGGTTCCCCCGCTTCCAAGCGGTCGACGATGGCGTCGGCCACCCGATGCCCCGCGTCGGGATCACCGCAGAACGCGCAGGGACCGAGCCGGGTGTAGTCGGCGGCCTTCACTTCTCCTCCAGCAACCGACGGCCCAGCCACTCCGCGACGATCCCCGTGACCGCATCGCCCACCCCAGCTCGTTCGGTCCGGTCGGCAGCGCGACACCGAGACCGTTGAAGTAGGCGTCCCGTAGGCCGGTGGTCATCAGGTCGGGGTCGTGCTTGGTCCATCCCATGAGGGCGGCGTACTCGACGGTGAGCGCAGCCCACGCATCCCACGCAGTCCACGCATCCCACGCATCCCGCGCAGCCCACGCAGTCCACGCATCCCGCGCAGCCCGCGCAGTCCACGCATCCCGCGCAGCCCGCGCATCCCGCGCAGCCCACGCATCCCACGCAGTCCACGCATCCCACGCATCCCGCGCAGCCTCGTACCGCACGAGGGTCCAGTCGAGACCTCGGGCATCCAGGGCAGCGCGTAGTCCTGCCTCGACCTTCGCCTCGTCATGGTTCGGACGGCCGAACGCGCGATGCCACAGGAGTTGGGATCGACCCATTCGCTGTGCGTGCTTACCGAAGGGCCTGCCCAGATGAGCAACGATGGTGCGGTCGGAGGGGACCTCGACCAGCCGCAGCCCCTCGGCGCGGAGCTTATCCCCGCGCTCGACCCATTCGCCGATGGTCTCGACCGTGAGGATGTGCCGAGGCTTGCCATCGGCCCACAGGCCTGCGATCCGTGCTGCCGTGGCGATATCGCGGCAGAAGTTCCAGCCGCCCGCGCACTCCTCCTCGGATGTGTCGAGCGCGACCTTCGGCAACTCGAAGGGGAACGTCTTGCAGTCCCAGACCGGCTCGCCTTTCTGCAAGGGCGGACTACCGTCATGGGCCAGCAGCTTGTAGCCGCGCATCACTTCTCCTCCGGGGTCCAGCGGTTCTTCAGCAACGAACGGGCGATATCCCGAGCTTCACTGATGGGGGACCAGGAAGTGCCGTCGTCGGATGTGGCGGTGATGGAGTCGGGCAGGTCCGCGATCCGTTCCAGGCCCTCCCTCAGCCGCTCCCGTTCCTCACGGAGCGCATCACGTTCCTTCTCGGCCTCAGTCCACTGCGCGATGGCGTCGTCGTATTCCTCGCGGAGGGTTCGTACCTCTGCCCGGGCGGTGTCACGTTCTTCAACGAAGCGGTCGAACAGGGGCAGTTCGTCCTCCAAGTTCAGCCGCTTCCAGTAGTCCCGTTCCTCACGAAGGGTTCGTACCTCATCGAGGAGGGAGTGGATGTCCTGGGACACCATGAAGACCGTGATGTTGCCGTCTGTGACGGTGAAGTCGATGGGCTCTTCCATCGGCTTCCACCGTTCCTCGATGGCTCGTAGCTGTTCATCAGAGAGGGTCATCATCACTTCTCCTCGATCAGCTCCGCGACGTGGACCCCGCCGTGCGTCTCCAACGCGCAGCCGCAGCAGCGTTCGGCTCGCTCGGCGCGTTCCTCCATCAGGAATAGTTCGTGGTCACGTTCTTCCCACGCAGCTATCACGCGGTCGAGTTCCCCCAGCAGGAAGGCGACGTCGCACCCGAACTCGGTGAAGTGGGTGTGTGCGGCGTCACGCGCCCTGATGTCGTCCAGTCGGCTCACAACCGGGTACCCATGAACCGTGATGTCGTTGCTGCTGTCGCTCACGATGACTCCCCCTGGTCCGTTGTGAAGTGCGACCCGGTACCGTTCTGGCTAAATCCAGGTTCATCTCCCACCGGAAGTCCATGCCGATAATCGTCGGATGGGCTGCCGCACACATCGCATGACTCGTCCTCATCGCAACCTCGATCCAGCACGAACAAGTGGCTGCTGTAAGGGTCGATCTCCCGGTCGCTCACGATGACTCTCCCTCCCATACGATCCGGCCGTCGGGTCCAGCGTGGAGCCGCCATCGGGTGCCGTCGAAGGACGGGACCAACCCTCTGCGCCACAGCCAGGCGGCAGACTCGAAGGGGTAGACCCCGGGCTCGTGGTCGATGCCCTGCCAGTCGGTGATGTTGGGGAACAGGGAGCCGATGTAGGCCCAGACGCTCGCCCAGACGCTCTCCCAGGCGTTCTCCCAGGCGTTCTCCCAGACGCTCTCCCAGACGCTCTCCCGGACGCTCACCCCGACGCTCACCCCGACGCTCGCCCAGACGCTCGCCCGGACGCTTTCCCAGACGCTTTCCCAGACGCTCGCCCATCGTTCGAGTACCGCGATCTCGGCCTTGGTCGGCCCGGGGCGGCGGCGGCGGACCGCGAACGGATGCACGGGGTTGACGGCCTCGGAGTAGTTGAACCCGAGCAAGCCGTCGAGGTCGGTCACCTCCGACAGGACGCGGACCCTGCGGGCCTTCGTCTTGCCGTCGAAAGAGACCCGATCCCGGCCGGGACGGACGATGAACACACGGCAGGGGATCTTGGCTCCCCAGCGGAAGGCTTCCAGCGGGGCGGTGACCAGGTGCAGACCCCCGCCGCAGGACGGGTCGGGGTTCCAATCGGGGGCCTCGACCCAGGAGCCGATGTGCGTGTAGTCCAGGGTGCCGGTGTAGAAGTCCCGGCCGTTGGAATGGGTGAGCTTGTAGTGGGTCATGCGGCCTTCCCGGTCATGCGGGCGATGGCATCGGCGAGCTTCTCCGGCGGATCGTTCAGTGCCCGGTGTCGGAGGCCGTCCCAATCGACGCCGCGATCACGGCAGAACTGTTCCCATTCGGCGGGGCGGTGCGTGAAGTAGAGGTGGTGCCCCGCGCACAGACACCGGGCGTTCTCCTCCCGCCAGCGCAGGGCCCGATAGCGACGGGAGAAGATGTGCGCGCACTGCAGACGGCCGGCGCAGTCGCGGTATCCCTGCGCCCAGCACACACCGTAGGCGCGGATCCACGCCGAGAACAAGTCGTCGGCACGCTTGAGGCTCGGACCCTTCACCTTGGCTCGCTTGAGATTCGTCATCGGCTCGCCGCCTCGAGGAGCCGAGCCTCGGTATCCGGGTAGACCCGCGACGTTGCGCCGATGACGAGCAACCGGACGGCGGTATGGGACAACCCCGTGATCTCGCCGACCTCCGCGAACGTGCGCCCCTGCTTGAGCTCGCGAGCGAGACGGATGGAGCGGTCGGCGGGGACCAGCGTCATGCGACCCCCCGGACCATCTCGCCGAAGCGCGTGTGCTTGGCATCGAAGCGAAGCGTCGTGCGGCCGGTGGAGCCCTGGCGGTTCTTGGCGAGGATCAGCTTCGTCTCGGTGGCCCCGTCCTCGACGTCACGGTCGAGCAGCACCACCGCGTCGGCGTCCTGTTCCTGCGCGCCAGATTCCCGAAGGTCCGTCAGGCGGGGGTCGCGACGCTCCTTCCCCGGCGCTCGGTTGAGCTGAGCGCAGCCCAGGACCGGTACCCGGGAGCGCACGGCCAGGTTCTTGAGGCTCCGGGTGACGTGGGCTATCTCGAGGTCCCGGCGTTCGAAGCGCATGTGCGTCTCGACGAGCTGGAGGTAGTCCACGATCAGCAGCCGGGGAGACACGCGCCTGCAATGCGAGACGATGCCCGCGAGGTCGGCGCGGCCGACGAACCACAGCGGCCAGGACTGCACGCGCTCAGACGTCATGCCGTCCACCAGCGCGGACACGTCGGCGGGGTCCGACCCGAACGCATCGGAGACGAGGCGCGTCAGCACGTCCCGGCCGGTCATCTCGAGCGAGACGAACATCGTCTCCGTCCCCCGGTCCAGGGCACGGCGAGCCACGGTGCCCGCGAACGCCGACTTGCCAACGGACGTCCTCGCGGCGACGAGATACAGCCGCCCCGGGTGCAAGCCGCCTCCGAGGGCACGGTCCAGCGTGGGGATGCCGGTCGCGACCGCCGGCATCGCCTGCGCCTCGGCTTCGAGCTCGGCCAGGGATGCGTCGGCGAGATCCGCCGGCCGCTCGAGGTCCCCTGATCCGGTGCCCGCCGCGTCCTCGAGCGCCGCGAGGTCAGCCAGCGCTTCGGGGTCGGTGTCGGCCTCGGCGCGTTCGATGATGCGCTGGGCCTCGGCCACCACGCGGCGCTGCGCCGCCATCCGCGCCACCTGACGGGCGTAGTGAGTGCCGGGAACGGCGCAGGACTCGGCGATGGCCCGGACCGCTAGCGGTTCCAGGCCCGCCACCCGAGCCACCAGCAGCGGCTCGATGGGGTCGGACCCCTCGGCCAGATCGCGGATCGCCCGGTAAACGGCGCGGTGCCGCTCCGAGGCCAGGTCGTCCTCGGCCATCGTCGCCGAGACCTCCGGCCACAGGCGCGGCGTGATCAGCACCGCACCGAGGGCCGCGGCCTCGAGGTCGTGATCGACGATCACAGCGGCTGCTCCAGGGCCCTGCGCCCGCCGGCAGCCGGAGGTTCGAGTTCGTCCTCCCAGCGGCGAGCCGTGAGCCAACCCTGCGCGTACTTCGTTCGCGGGGGGTCAGGCTGGGCAGCTAACCAGGCTGCGTAACGCTTCGCGCCGTCGATGGCTGCCGTCGCTTCCTCGGGGGTGAGCTTCGCCCACGCCTTGCCAGCCGACGCCCGGTCCCTGCGGAGCGGGTAAGCGGCCCAGAACTCTTCGAAGCGAGGATCTACCTGGCGCACCGCACGCCTGCGTGCGGATGGTTCTTTCTCTTCTCTTCTCTTCTCTTCTGCGATTCCGGCGGACATCCCCCCCCGATCCGGGGGCGATATCGGGGGGATGCATAGCGAGCACGCTGGGTCGATGCGGTCCCGGTTGACGTGCCAGCGGATGTGGTTGCCAGCGGCTCCGCCGTCGTTCGCGGCGAGGAAAGCGCCGCTGTGGAGGCCCCAATCGTGGATCCGAAGGGGGGGCGAATCGCCCCCCGATTCGGGGCGATCGAGGAACCCGGAATCCACGAGGGCCTTCACGAAGTGGTCCCCCGGGGCCGTCTCCAACAGCGGCCCCCACTCCCAGCCAGCCTCCTCGGCGATGTCGTCGACGTCGAACCGCGAGAGGTCTCCATCGGGGGCGTGGATGAGCGCCCAGGACCATAGGCAGACCAGATATCCGGTGGCCTGCGCTCGACCCGTTCCGAGCAGCCGCGCAAGCTTCCGGGTCTTGTGATGCCGAGGAAGATCCTGTTGCACCTTGACGTACTGCAACTCGTCTCCTTCGCGCGGGGCCGCGCGGGTGTCACGATGCTTTCTCGAACTCGTCCAGCGCCGCCGACCACTCATCGGTCGTGGCAGTGTTCTCCGTCTTCGCCGTGTAGCCGGTGTGGTTCGCCTTGTTCAGCCAGGAACGCGCCGCCTTCCCCATACGACTCCGACCCGGACGTAGATCCCCCGGTTGCCGTGCTAGGCGTTCCGCTGCGCTGCTGCTTGGAAGCAGCGTTCGGACCGGGGGACGCTTCGAGTTCCTCACGCGACCACAGCTCGGTCGCGACGCCGTAGCGCATAGCCGCACGGCGGATGAAGTGCGAGATGGCTTGCAGCGGATTGGGTCCCGAACCGTACTCGACCCTCGACACCCCGCAGATGGTCATGGTGCCCCGGATCCAGAACTCACCACCTTGGGTGAAGGTCTCATCGACGGTATAGGACCAGTCCGGGGCGTAGGTGTTCAGGCGCGTCACGACGTTGGCGTGGCCCACGAAGTCCAGCGCCGGCCGCTTGCCGGTGGCAGGGAGCTTGCCGATCTGCTTGCGGTCGAACGGATGCTTGAGGTGCTCCAGGGCCGCGATCAGCCGCGCGTGGTCGTCGAGCGTGGTCACGCCACGCCCGCCCTTCGTCGTTTGGACGCGGATAGCTTCTGGCGACTCTCCGCGGTCCATACGCGGCCAGCCTGAGTCCGACGGGAAAGTTCCGAACGGCACTCGACGCGATCGCATAGCGTCCGAGGCTTCGATCCCTGGCGTTTGTAGATGAACCTTCTGCCACAGATCATGCAGGTCGCCTCACGCGCAGCCTTTCGCTGCGCGCGCGCCGTAAGCTCGCGTCCGCAGCGAAGGCCGCACGTCAGGTTGGCCCAGTTCGTGGCACGATTCGCCGTCCAGACCTCCCCGCAGACCGGACATTCCCGTTCCTCGGAGCTGGCCCGTGCGGGGCGTTCTCCAATCCCGAGCCCCGCATCCCATGCGGCGCGGAGGCGCTGTGCCGTCGTAGATTCCTCCCACCCCAGCCGGTCAGACGTCGCCTTGACGGCGCCATATGCCTTCCCATGCTCCGCCACGATCGCTACGTAGGTAGCAACGGCGAGTCTCGACAGCGGCTCCATCCGTCGCCGTGTTGCCGCGATAGATGCCTCCGTGAGCTGTTGTTGCACCTCCGGGGGTAACGGATTGCGAAGATCGGCGTCGGCTCCCTGCGCCTGTCGTGCCTTCGCCAGCTTCGCCAGTTGCACCTGCATCCCAGCAGAGGAAAAGACCCGTGGCGCTCTGCTCTCGGCAAACCGCCCGCGTGCCAACGCACCGCTCTCATAGTTCTTACGACCATTCGCTACCAATTTCGCGTGCAAGGCGCCATCCGTGAATCGCTCGCTAAGTAGGAACCCCAGCCTGTCGCGGAACTCGAACCGTTCGATGCCATGCGCCCGGGCTGAGTGCCCTACGGGGCTTTGGAACGGACCCTTCCGACAGAACGGACATATCCCCGCCTTAGCCAGCTCCCGCATCTCCTCCAGGTCCCGCGGTGCAACCCGTCCATCGCGGAACTGGCGGATCGCAAGCGCCCATCGGTCGGGCAGCGGCGGCGCGTACTCAGACACGGTTGCGCTCGAGCGGGATCGCGACTCCGAAGCCGGGTTCGGCTCCGGGGACATCGAGGACGGCCATCTGCCGGTTCACTTGGACCTCGCCACCTGCTCGCGGACCTCGGAACGCTCGCCGCAGGTCGGGCACCGATACAGATCCCCGGCCTGGGCTGTTCGGTCGGCGTAGGGACGCTCGTGGGTCACGGTGTGGCCGCAGGAGAGCTTGAGCGTCTCGACCATGGTGGTCATCGCTTGGCCCCCCTGCGAGCCTCCCAACGGAGGTCGCGGACGGCGAGCATGAACGCCATGGCGACCGAACCCAGGAACAACCCACAGGCGACCCCGAACATGAACACGATCACGACCCCTCCCCGGTGCTGGGTGCGGCCCCGCCGGGGTGGAGCTCGGCATGGTCTCGGTGACCCCGGGGGGCCGCACGATCCTCGAAGTCCTCGATGGCCTTACGCAGGCCGCGGTACTTCATGCCCCACAGCGTCACCCGCTCCGGCGCGGTGCAGCGGGCCAGGTGCTCGTCACGCAGGTTGCCGTCGAAGTAGGCCCCGAGGACGACCTGCGGGGCCGTCAGCGGCGGCAGTACCCGCTCCAGGCGCATCCGCGCCAGGGCGATATCGCGGTGGTTCTCGAGCTGCTCCGCGAAGCTGTAGCCCTTGGGACGGGGGATGCCGAGCGGGAAGTCGCTCGAGGGGGGGTCGTCCGCGAGGTCGAGGTCCGGGTGCCAGGACACGCCCGTCATCAGAAGCCCTCATCCGATATGTAGCGCAAGGTCTGTTGGCAGTTGAGGCATTGGACCTCGAAGCCGATGGTCCGGCCCCTGGCATCCGTGAACGGGATCAGGTCCTCGTCCTCGTGGATGCCCCTCATGCAGGCGGAGCCCAGCCGGCGGAACTGCGCCTCCTCGAACTGCGCGAGCGCGGCGGCATCGGCCATGCGTGCGATCTGGGAGGCGTTCACAGGACCTCTCCGAACCGACCCGCGACGAGCGCCGCGACCTCATGCACGGGTCGCGTCTCGATATCGCGGTAGTAGGTGTCCTCAGCGCACGGAGGGGACCAGACCTCACCGGCGTCGCGGCGGTGGGCGAGAGTCATATGGCCGTCGGCGAAGATGCAGAGAAGGTGCTGCGAGCCGTCGCGTTCGGTGAAGACGTGGGTACGGACCGTCATGCGCCCTGCCAGAGGGTCAGGGGGTGCTTGTGGAGAGCGGCCCGCTCCGAGGAGCGGTAGCCGACCTTGCGGATCAGCCCTTCGCGGGCGGCGCGGTGGAACAGGGCTCCGCAGGCGTTGGGGTGGTCCCAGGGGTCGCCGGCCAGCTCGCGAACCTCGTCCGAGGTGAACGGCTCACCGATGGAGGCGAGCAGCGCGATCGCTTGCGACCAGGTGGCCTTCCATCCGTCGGAGGCGAGCACCTCGGCGCGAGCCATGCCCTCGGCCTTCAACGTCTCCCCGAGGGTGAGCTGGCCGTTCAAGAAGAAGCTCCGGGGAACGCGACGGACAACGGACCCTGACGGTGGAAGCCGCCAGCGTCCCCGGAGACCTTGGGTGGAGTCAGGGCCCACATCGGGTTGTTTCTACACCCCTGACCTCACCCCGTCAAGACACCACCCACGAACCCCGCCGGATACGTCTACCGGCCTATTGACCAGGAGGTAGAGAAGGGGGGTACGATGACCGCAGGAGGACCCTGACGGATGGAACACAGAGACGACTTCCGCTCCGCGTTCGCTCGCTGGTTCGCCCCGCGTCGCCGCGCTTGGGGGTCACGTCCTCGGTTCGCGCGCTCCATAGAGGCCGCCGAATCGACCGTGAAGAACTGGGAACGCGGCACGGCGGCGCCGGACGGCTACTACCTCACCCGGATCGCGGCTACGCTCGGTGAGTGGCCGGACGACCTTTCGGCCTCATACAAGGGCCGTTACCGCGCCTTCGGAACCTCTCGCGCCGCATGAGCAGCGACGATGGCGGCGCGGGCGGATGAGAGCTTCGTCTGGATCCTCGGCGATGAGGAGCCTTTATCTCGCATCGGCGAACGGCCTAACCCGCTGGCCGGATTGCATCCGCCGGATGGCCTCGCTAACCTCAAGATGCCCGCTTCCCCGATGTGTACCCAGGATGACACGGTGACGATCGCTGCGGCGTGGAAGGTCTGGTTGGAGGCTTCGTATGCCCCATCCACGGTCCGCACCTACTGGGGCACCCTGTGGCGGTTCCTGAGCCACACGCCGAAGCCCCTTCACCAGATGGACGCCGACGACGTGGCGGCGTTCCTGGCGTCGTTCCCGTACCGGTCGGCGTCGCGCCGGACCTACTACCAGGCGCTGCGGTCGTTCTTCGGCTACTGCGCCGCGCGCGGGATCAGGACGGACCCCACCACCGGGATCCGCGTCCCGGCCGTCGTCGAGAAGGTGCCGCGCGCTCTGTCCTCAGACGACGTATGGCGGCTCGCCGTCGCCGCGCACGCAGCGGCTCCGATCCGGGGCTGGTTCGTCCTGTTCCTCTACTACACCGCTGCGCGGCTGATGGAAGCGCAGAACGTCCGCTTCTCCGACATCGAGAACGGTGAGGTCAGGTTCCGTGTCGCCAAGGGAGGCCGTGAGCGGACGGTGCCGGTCGGCGCGGGCCTCGGCGTAGTGCTGGCGCAGATCCGGTTCCTGCAGCCGGGAGACTACCTGTTCCCCCGCAGTCAGCAGACGCTCTGGAAGTGGTGCCGCGACGCCGGACGGCTCGCGGGGCTGGAGAGGGTGCATCCGCACCTGTTGCGTTCTACGGCGGCGACGAGGATGCTCGTCCAAGGGGCACGCCCGCATGCCGTCCGTCAGATGCTCGGCCATCAGTCGATACGAACGACCCAGAGGTACTGGGCCGTGGAGAGGGGCGACGTGGAGCGCGCCGCCGCCATGCTCTAGGGAGGGGATGATGGCATCACAGAACGTCGCCGCCATGTTCCGCATCGCTGTGCCGCCCGAGGAGGTCCCACTCAAGGTCGTTCAGTGGCTCTCGGGACTGCGAGGCATCCAGACGAACATCATGGGTAACACGGTCCAGGTGTCCTATCGCTACACGCCCGACTGGGCCATCTTCGTGGGGATACTCGGCCTGCTGTTCTTCCTGCTCGGTGCGCTCTTGTGGTTCATCAAGCGAACGGACATGCTGACCGTGACGACCACCCCGGTTCCCGGTGGATCGCACGTCGTCATCACCGGGCGGTCAGCACCCGCAGCCTTGCATAAGCTATCGGCGCTCATGGCCACGGCCCAGGAGCTTCCCGACGCCGGGCCGACACCTATCCCGCCGACGCCTGCCTGAGACAACGCGAAGCCCCCGCCGTAGCGGGGGCTCATGTCGGACGTGAATACGAGCTATCTCGCCTCGCACCCGCGATCACTCGTCGTGGATACGTGCCATCTCGCCTCGGGATGGGGAACATCTTGTCTGTTACGGGCCGTAAGCGGGAGTTAGCGTCCGTTATCAGGGCCAGTCGTTCTCGCGCGGCTCGTAGGTGTAGGACGAGTTCGAAGTTCGCCGGGCGAGCGATTTCCGGATCTTGTCACAGGCCATGCACATAGTGCCCAGGCCGTCGGGTCGGACGTAGCGCGTGTCAGCCATCAAGTGCCCACAGTGGCACTGCTTGGCCCGTGCCGGACCCCTAGGGAGCATCGGCCGATTCGCCCTCTTGAACGCCTCGACGGCCTGCTCCTTCTTTGGCTCGCTCAGGTACTTCCAAAGCACCGCGATCACGTGCTGCGATGCCGCGTAGCTGGTCCCGGACCATTGGTAGAAGTCGCTGGCGCGAGGACTATGTCCTTTGTGTGGACCGGTGATCTTGCCGATACCCCCGATCGCGCGATGGAAGCGATCGAGGGGTTCACGGCGTACTTGGGAAACCCGAACGAGCAGCCGTCGATACTTCGGGTTGGAGGTCGTGCTGCCCTCGCCATCGAAGAACCCGGCCGCCCACGAAAGCTCCACCGGATCAAGGCCAATCATCGTCTCGCGGTTCGAAATCGTAGACCACCTCAAGCGTCATGCTGGGAGCGATCCCTTTCGGGTGGCCCCCGATCTCCAAGATGATGCCACCCACCTCTGACACGAGGCTCTTGTTCGCCATCCAGCTCGATTGCCGCTGGAACGCGGGCGTCTGGATCCCGAGGACGCCCCTGTAGAACAGGGAGACGTACCGGTGGAAGTTCCCCATGATGCAGACCGAAGGTTTGCGTGCGGGCGTCAGGCTCTCGATGTGCTTCTGCAACCGGTAGGAGTAAGCATAGGCTGAGCCCTGGTGAGGATGCACGACCTCGATGACGATATCATCGAGCGTGATGTAGCCGAGCGACTGGCCCAGGTACGTGATGTCGTCACGTTGGTCAGCCAGAGCCCGGATCACGTCGGGGCCTCCACCGAGCTCCCACCACGAGTCGTGGTTCCCCCCGATCATCAGCCACGGGATCGCGACGTTGGGCAACGTCTCGGCCGAGTACTCGACGACCCGGTCGAAGTCGTGCAGGAACACCTCGGCGGGGTTGTTGTGGCGATTGAACGGGCCGTCCGTCACATCCCCAGCATGGATGAGGTAGTCAACCTCCCGAGTCTTCGCATAGGCGGCGAACTCTTGGAGCGAGGTCTTCGCCTGGAACTTGGACCCGAAGTGCGTACAGCAGACGATGCCGAAGCGCAGACGGTTCGAACCTCTGATCGATCTCGGATCCAAGTCGACCGTCTCATGTGCCGGGGGCCGCGGCTTGTGGACGATGAAGCCCTCACGCTCGAGGTCCGCGATCTTGGCCTGCCGCTCCGCGTCTAGCTGCTTGCGGCTCTTGGCTTTGTCCAGCTCGGCGTCGAGCTCGGCTCCGAGGTCAGTCATGCTTGTGGTTGTTGAAGTGCGTTACCAACCTCGCCGAGGATGCCCCCGTGACGCCGTGTGCGGTGAGGAAGGTGACGTAGCGACTCCATGAGCGGTTCCCTTCGGCCACCCGCTCGTCGATAAGGTCCCGCAGGTCTTCGGGCACGTTCGCTAGGTACCAGCAGAACGCGGTCCTCGATGAGTCCAACAGGTCGTCCAGCTCTGCGGCAAGGTCCTCGGCCACCTGCCCTCCTCCTAACCCCGCTGCGCCGATATCAGGTCCGCTATCGCCCTCCCGGTGAAGTAGGGGGTCTTCGCGATCTTGTCCAACGCCTCCATCAGTTGATCCATCACCGCACGGGCCGTGGCGATCTCGGCCCTCAGTCGCTTGAGGTCGTCGTGCATGTCCCCAAGCGTCTCGGACAGGGCCTCCATCCTCGCCAGTTGGGCGAGCTGCGTGCCGGTCGTGTCCTCAGTCATCGGGGTGCCACGGCTCGGAGTCGGTGAAGGTCACGTCGTCTTCGTCCAGCAGGTTCCCGCAACGGAAGCACATCGCTTCGGCCGTGAGCGGGACGGGGGACCCGCAGTTCGGGCAGATGACGACCGGGGGAGGCTGGATGCGCGGCACCGCTACTTCGAGGCCCAGCTAAGGACCGCGTTCACCACCACGGTCGCCGCCGCAGCGAGCGCGGTGACCCCCGCCGCCTGGAGCGCGTCGAGCGATGTCCAACCAGCGACGTTCGCGCCGACGACGGCGATGAACGTCTGGATCGCGGTCTTCACGGCGCGGATCGCGAGGTCTTTGCCGTCGGTCGCTACCCAGTTCTGCAAGCTCATCCCTGCTCCTCCTCCATCTGTTCGGACACTTCCTCGAGCGCCTCCCGAAGCACCATGCGGACCTCGGTGAGGTCGAAGTTCCCGTCGAAGTCGATGTCTATGGGCTCCCCTTCCTCGACGGCGATGATGACGAGCCGCCTCATCTCGGCCTCCGCATCCAGTAGGTCCGCGACGGGCCGATGACCCCGACGACCGCCTCGTGCTGGCGGCAGACGAACCAGTTGCAGGTCGGAGACTGACAGTGGCGGTCGGTCGTGATGAGGTGGCACGCGGGACAGGTCGCGGCACTCGGGCGGGGTTCGGGCTTGGCCTTGCGCTTCATCCCCTCACCGCCGTCGAGGAACTTAGCCACGCTTGTCCCCCCTCTTCTTCTTGAGGGCATCGGCTATCAGCGGGTCCACCTCGACGAGGTGACGGTCCAGGCGCTCAGCCACGGCCCGCATGAGGCCCCGGTCCTCGGCGACGAGCTGGAGCGTCTCGGCCTGCTTGACCTCGATGCGGTCCAGGCGTTCGTCGAGGACGATCTGCCGCTCCTCGACGGCGGCGAGACCGGCCCCCAGCGTCGCGTGGCCGTTCTCGGGCTTCACGCTCCGGGCGAGCTCCTCCCGGTCGACGCGGGCCTGCTTCGAGCGGTGGTTGGCCTGCGCCCCGATGATCGCGACTAAGACGGCGGTGACGGCGGTGAGGGCGGCCGTCACGAGCGCTATCACCCCCGCCTCGGTGAGGGCGACCATCAGCCCGCCTCGATAGGGCTCGCATGCCAAGGTTTACTGGATGGCGTGAAACCGCACCTAACGTTGCCTCGTTCGTCGACGACGACGGCACCCTCTGCGGCGGTCACTTCGCCTGCTTCTCGACCTTCACCGTGGCTGCCGCGATCCGCTTCCCCGCACCGACCGGGGTCGCCTGTGCGCTGCCTGGTTTGAGCGCCTTCCGCGCCGCGTTGACGAAATCGACCGCCGCTTGCAGTTCCTTGTTCACAGCTACCTCCCTGGTCACCGCCGCGCTCCAGTCGTAGGCCCGCACCTGCGCGGGGGACAGTGCGAGCTCGAAGTGCATCCCGTCGACGATGCCGGTGCTTATCCGCTCGCCGTTGCGCCGAAGATCCGCAGACGCCCCGCGCAGGGAGGTCGTCCAGCCGCCGCCCCAGCGCCAGAACGTCCGCAGGCCCGTGGGAGGCGTGAGCCACGCAGCGAGCCAATCACAGCCATCCTGGTACCCGAAACGGTCGAAGTCGGTTACGAGGTAGCCCGTGGCCGACAGCGGGTTCGAGTCGTAGTCGACATCGATGGCGACGGCGTGCGCGTGCTCGGAATGCCGCTCGACCGTGACGGGGCGTTCCGGGTAGGGCCGGCGGTTCCGGCAGTTGTAGGCCCCCGTGGGCGTCGGCCCGATCTGTCCGTCGCGGAACGCCACGCCGTACTCGGAACGCACGGCCCGGAGCTCGACGACACGCAGCGGAGCCACAGCCAGGGCGTGAACCGTGATGTCATGCCCGAGCCATGAGACCGTGCGCAGCTGCGAGGACGACGGACAGATCGGCCAGGTGGTCGTCACGGACTCACTCGTCCTCGAGCTCGCCGTCGTTCCACTCGTCGGTGAACGGCCCCGCCTCGATGCCCTTGGCACGGCACCGACGCACGTACTTGAGGTACAGGTACGCCGCCCAGCTAGCCCCCGTGCTGCTGACGTTGCCCTCCCAGATGCCGGTCAGGTCCACCTGGTCGGGACCCCAGATGTAGATGCCACCCGACGGGTGCCGGAGCTTCTCGCCGACGATGTTCTGGTACTGGACGTTCATGAAGCCGTACACGTTCGGCTTGATCGTGGCGAGGTACGACTCGAACGAACTCAGGTCAGCCATGTCTCCTCCTTCCAGAGCGATAAGAGCGCGTCGCAGGTCAAGAACCGCTAACGCGGATGCCAGGGGGTCGCCGGCCCCTTGATACCTCCACCGCCGGTCGGGAGCTCGCCGTTGTTCCCAGCGCCGGACCCCGGTGGGATGTAGGTCGTCGTGCCGCCCGTTACCTGCGTGAGCTGCGGTCCGAGCCCCACGGCGGCGACGTTGGAGCCCGACGTGCCCGTGATCGCACCGCCCAGCGGCAGCGCCGCCGCCTCGACCCCAACCGTCACCCCGTCCGCCGAGCAGTCGACGTCGTGGACCCGCAGCGTGATGGAGCCGTCCATGGCGAAGTCCACGATCCTGATGAGGTCTCCGGCCCGGACCTCGAACGGTGCGTCGCGCCCCGTGTCCTTCTCGCGGGCATGGCCGAACGTGATCCGCCCACGCCAGCGCTGAGCGAGGAACCGCCGCAGGAGCTTCCCGCCGGATGCGAGAGCCAATCCGATGTCGCTCTGCGAGTCGTTGAGCGACCCCTTCAACTCGGTGTCGGCGTCGAGCGCGTCGGGTGGCGCTTCGATGCGTATCTCGTTCACGCTGTTGTCCACGCTCAGGAACTGCACGACCACGGTGCGGATGCGCTCCAGCGGGTCCAGGTCCCACCGTGCGCCCGTCGCGGCCGAGACCTCCCATACCCTCCCACCAGCCCCATAGGCATCGAAGCTGAGGACCGGCCCCGCGCCCTCGTCGGCCCACGCACCCCAGCAGAAGTCCTCCAGACCCGCGGCATAGGACAGGAACGATGCGCCGTCGCCGGTCCAGTCCATCGAGGTCAAGGGGGCGCATCCCCGCCCGGTTATCCCGATCGGGTCCCAACCGAGCTGCGACGCGACGATCTGAGCCGCGTGGTGCGAGTAGATCGCCGCGAGCGGGAAGTCCCCGTAGATCACCGGGTCTTGGATGATGTGCCCCGACCCCACGAACGCCGACGTGTCGTAGCGCTGCAGGATGATCGCATCCCCCGGAGTCGCGAACGTCGTATCGAACGTCTCGGGATTGGCCCATGTCGTGATGACCCGTTCCATCCGCCAGGTGCGCCCGATGTCCGGCCCGTCGGCGGACATGATCCGGTACTGCTCGTTGAGCACGGTACCCTGGACCACGGTGAAGCGGAGCCGGGTGAGCGTGGTACCCGGCGACCAGAACGCCACCGCCCAGTCCTGCCCCTGGGTCCCCAGGGTGACCTCGAATCGGCGCACGAGCTGCGTGGAGGTCGTGGTGAGGCTCATCGTCGAGGTCGTCGGGTAGTTGAGCGGCGGCAGGTTCGCCGCGACCCAAGCTCCCGGCTGCGTGAGGATGGGCGTGATCCGGTTGCCCGACTTAGCGGCCCGGTACCCATGTCCCTGCGCCGCGATGGAGGCGAGCCCGTCCTGCGCGAGCTTGGGCGGTTGCGAGACCGTCCCCTCCCAGACCAGCCGGCCCGCCTCGGTGAACCCCTGGACGACCGACCCCTGGTCGATGCCACCGATCATGCGCCGGGCGCGGGAGTTGGCACCGAACGCCCGGAACTGGTCGTAGCCGAGGTCGGCCTGCGAGGAGAACGACCACCCCGCGAGGTCTATCGGCCGCCCGTCGATGGCGAAGTAAGCCTTCATGCGCGGAATCTCGGCGTGTGGGTAAGCGCCACGGTCGGGGCCGCCGTGACCTCGGTAGCGGGGTCGCGGAACCCAGCTTGAGCCGCGAGCGTGCCGAACACGTACAGCACCTGGAACCCCGGCACCAGCTCGACCGGAACCGGCCCCTCCACCTCGCTTACGCCGAGCAGGTCGAGGTCGGAGGCCAACTGCAGCGCCTGCCCGGTGCGAGCGTCGGACCACAAGATCTCGCCGGACGCGAGCGTCGAGGGCGCGGTGATGCGCGCCACCCGTTCGAACGCCGGGGCCAAGATCACCGCGTCCAGGCGCAGGTTGGCGCTCGATGACACCTCGCGGCCGGCCGAGACCCGAACCGTCAGCGTGTCGAGGGGGCGGTCGTCGGGGATCGCGAGCCGGCCGACCAGGTGCTCCTGGTACTCGGTGAATGTGGAGGCCGTGCGGGTATCGATCAGGAAGTCCGGCAGCGCGATCCAGGTCGAGGGCGAGGCCCGCAGCGCGTACTCGACCCGCATGCGGTCCCAGCAAGCCGCGGTGGTCCGGTAGCGCACGAACACGTCGTACTCGCCCGCGGGCAGGCTGGTACCCGTCCAGGTCACCGTAGACCGCGCTGCGAGCGCCGCAGGGGCCTTGCGGAGCGCCAGGTGACACATGATGGCGTCGGCCGAGGCAACCACCGTCACGTCCTTGGTCCCGGTCGCCCCCGCGGTCGCGAGCACCCCCGTGTAGGTCGCCGATCCGAACCAGGTAGCCGTCGCGGTCCCGTCGTCCTGCTCCGTGTAGGTCGGCGTCGTCCCGGTGGGAGCCGTGAAGGAGATCGTCCCTGAGGCCGACGTCCGCTCGGCCCCGATGATCGCCACGACCATCGCGTCATCGGCCGTCGTCGTGATATCGGCGAGCGTCGCTGCGGTCGTCGCCGTCTCCTGGGAGAAGGTCGCGGCGTCGATGGGGGAGTTCGCGTCGATGTTCGTGAACCGGCCGATCCACGCCCGGTAGTCCGTGTTCCCCCCGTTCGGGTAAACGACCTCGAACGTGTAGGAACTGACCGAAGCCGAGGCGTCGAGCGCGTCGGCGAAGCGGTACCACACGAACAGCGCCGAGTCGGCCGTGGCCGAATCCGAGTACCCCAGCAAGCTCCAGCCCTCGGGCGCGACGATCTGCGTGCCCGAGGTCCGGCGGTAGATGTGCGCCAGCATGAAGTCGCCCTCGGCGAGACCCGACGGTTTCGAGATCGCGATGGTGTCCGCGGCCCCGGATGCGGTCGAATCCGAGCCGAACGCCGGGTCGGGGTCGGTGTACGCGACCTGCGCCACGTTGCCGTCGAGCCCGTCCGCGTCCGCGACCGAGGATGTGTCCGTGCCGAGGGTCCCCGAGCGCAGCGACTTGTGAAGCGTCGCCTTGAGGATCGCCACCGCTTTCTCCGAGACCCGGTAGACCCACAACCGCCTGAGCGTGGTTGCGTCGGCCGTGGCCTGCACCCGCGCCCGCGACGGGGCGTTCCCCTCACACCACACGGCCACCCGGCGCGGCAGCGCGGTGGAGGCCGGGTTGTAGTTCACGGCGGCCGCGGGAGTACGGAAGGTCGAAGGGGCCGCCCCGATCTCGGCCTGCGCGTTGCAGAGCTGGATGGTCATGGAGGTCGCGTCGGTGTTGTCCACCTGCAAGCTGACCCGCACCCGCGACGTGAGCGCCCCGGCTGCCGAAGGTGTGACGCTGACGCGCTGCCAGGAGGTCGAGAGCGTCACGAGCCCCCCGGTCTGGTCGGAGCCGACCTGCGTGGTTCCGTCCGCCTGCATGTATTCCACCATCGCCTGCACGCGCGACGTGGGTGCGGTCCCGGTGACCCGGGCGTAGAAGCTGAACGGCGCGACCTCACCGGAGGAGACCGCTGCCGTGGCGGTGGTCTGTTGGAGGTTGTGGACCCCGCCGTCGGCGATGGTGAACTGATACGCGCCGCGCCGCTTCCCGCCGATCTCGACCTGGACGATGGACTCGCCCGTGATGCCCGTCGTCGAGTCCCACGTCCACCCGTCCGGCCGATTCGCGGTCCCGCCGAAGTCGTGGGCCAGCGTCGGGTTCGTCACCAGGTTGACCTCGGGTGCGAGCTCGTACCCACGGGTATAGGGCTGGCGCAGCAGTGCGATATCGAACCCCTGCGGGCTGTCCAGCAACTCGGTCAGTTGCATCAGCTCGAGAGGGAGTCCCCGGAACACGCCCGGCGTGGGGGACGGCTCGAAGTCGATGAACCGGACTTCCGTGGAGTTGTTCGGGACGTACTTCAGCACGCCGCGGTACGACATCAGCTCGGCCAGCGCGCCGACCGCGGCTATCACCGCGTCGGGGGATGTGGCCCCGGCGGGAGGACGGATGCGTTGACGCCACGCCATGCGGCCGAAACCCTGCCGCTGATGGACGACCTCTCCCCCGTCCTCGGACGGTGCCACCAGGATCACGGGATCGGTTTCGGGCACCCCCAGGTCGAGGCCTCCGCCGAGCGCCAGGTCGGTACGGACGGATCCGACGCCGGCGTTGTTGGCCCCCGTGGGGTCGTTGAAGTCGAACAGGACCGTGGCCCCGGTCGCGAAGGCATCCTCGGAGAACGCGAACTCGTTGAACGCCCCGGACTCGGAGCCGACGATCTGCAGGACCGTACTCACAGACCCACCCGTTGCAGGCTGGCCCGCGCGAGCACGGACAGGATGTAGCGGTCGAGTTCATTTGAAGCGTTCGCGGTCGAGGGGACGACGAGCTGCCATGTGCCGCCTTCGTCGCGGGAGGTATGACGTGCGATCGCCGCGCCGAGCCGGTCCATCGTGGCATCGTTGAGGGGAACCACGGCCTCAGCTCCCCGGCCGAAGGGCGTATGGTACGAGCCTTCCCCCACGAGCATCAGATTGGCGCGCCGCGTCAGAACGCCCGAAGCGCCGGCCACGATGCCACCATCGGCTAGCTGGTGACCACCCCCCGCCGCGACCATCCCGCTCTGCAATACCTGGATCGCGACCGTAGCGGACTTGTCCTCGAAGCTCGTGCGGTTCCACTCCTGCAGAGCCCGGGTGCCCGCATGGAGCTCCTTCACCAGGGCTTCGGTTTCACCCTTGGTCAGACCCGCCGCCTTAGCCATCTTCCGAAGTGAGGTCTCCGCGGCGTCCTGAGATAGGGCCCCCTCATCCACCTTCGAGCGGAGGTCCTGGACGGCCCCGAGGAGTCCCGCGTGTGCTTGCGCGGCGTCGAGGGCCGCAGCTTCTACGTCACGCTGGGCCTTGGCATAGGCCTTGGTCCCCTCCTTGCCCTGCTCCGTGAGCTGATCGAGACGGCGGCGGGCATCATGCAGAGCATCTTCGGCTTCCCGATCCGCGTTCAGAGCGTCGATGACGCCGAAGACGGGATCGGTCAGCGCGAGGAAAGCGTTGCGCTCGGCGCGGACAGCATCGGTGGCATCCGTGGTGGATGCAGCGAGCGCGGCTTGTGCATACGATCCCGCCATCGCGGCACGCTGCATCGCGATGGTAGCGGATTCCACATCACGGAACTGTTCGGCGAACGCCCCCTGCACCCACGCCTCTTGATCGCGCGTCGCTGCGGCCACGGCCTCGCCGTAATCCTGGAACGAGACCGCCCCCGAGGCGATGAGTTCGGTGAGCCGAGAGACCTGCACACCCTGCGACTCGAAGACGGATAGCAGATCCTCCATGGGGCCGAGCAGGCGCGCACCGACCGATTCTTTGAGGTCATCGAACCGTGCGGCGAGGATCGCCAGCTTCCCCGAGTAGGTCTCCGCGAACGCCGCCGCCGACCCGCCGACCTTCTCGGTCAGCGCATCCAGGATCCCGGCGTAATCCTGTGCGCTGTCCCCGGTGGCCTTGTAGTCGATACCGATCTGCTTGAGGGCTCGCGCGTTCCCCAACAGAGCCTTCCCGACGGCCTCGGCTGCGCTCGTCGCGTCCTTGCCGGTCGCGCGCGCGTAGTCCAGGATCAGCGGCGTCAACTGCCGGACCTGCTCGCCGGTCAGCTTGAACCGCGCGAGTACGGTGTCGGCCTTCAGGATCTCCTCGTCCTGGAACCCGGTGAGGTTCTGTAGGGCGGTCGCCTGTCGCTCGTAAGCTTCCGTGCTGCCCCCGACGGCGACCGAGAGCTGGGCTAGGACCTCCTGTGACTCGCGGAAGGACGCGACGGAATCGGCACCGAACTTCAGCGTCGCGGCCGCGGCGATGGCGAATCCGGCCTTAGCCATGGTTCCGAACCGCGCGACGGACGACCCCATGGTGTTCACCCCGGCAGAGGTCTTCGCCTTCTGCGCGGCCAGCTCGGCCTCGTAGGACGCCGAATCGAGCCGTAGCTTGACCAGGGCATCCCCGATGGTGCCGCCGCCGAGGCCCCCGAGGAAGCTAGCCATCCAGCCGCTTACGCAGAGCGGCCGCGCCCCGGCGGGCGCGGTCTATGAGGGTCGCATGACGCTCAGATTCGGTGGGCTCTTCGGCTTCGTTCCTGGCGAGGCCGAGGGCCAAGCCCAGGCGCAGGTTGTGAGCCAAGACATCATCCTCCTGCTCTAGGGACGCCGCCGGGTCGCGGCCGAAGAACATCTCAGTCCTCGCGAACAGCCGGCCCGCGTCCGAACGCGCGAACTCAGCTAAGCGGGCGATCAGGTCTGGGCGACCGGGAAAGGGATGGAACGGGACGCCACCTTGTAGATGAAGTCGTAATCCTCGTCCACGATCTCCGCGACGGCCTCGGCACTCAGCAGGACGGGTTCTCCCTCGAGCTCGACGACCGAGCGCCGGACGATCTCATCCTGATAGCGCGCGAACGCCCGGCGGCGCTCGAGGTCGTCGGCTTCCTCCGCGGCGTCTGATGCGACGGTGCGGGACAGGATAGGCGTCGGTACCTCGCCGGCCAGCAGACAGTCCCTGATGCGCGGCAGACGGAGCCTCGCGACCAGACCGGAGGGGAGCCGACCGTGGACCTCCCCGCATGTGCAGGCTTCGTCGGCCATCGTGTGCGTGTTCCTGCCCCGGAGCAGTTCGAGCGGGTCCAACGGTCGCCTCCTAGTAGGTCCCCGCCCAAGAGTTGATCAGGGTGGGCTTGACGTGGTCGCCGGACGCGGGCTTGGTCGCGTATCCCGCGATCGGCACGAGCAGCGCCGAGCCGGACGGATCGGGCTGCGGGGGTGCCGCCGCGAGCACGGCCGAATCGATCGCCAGCTTGAACAACCACCCGGCGTTGACGGTGTGTACCGCGTTGATCTCGACCGAGCCCTCCACGATGGTCGTTGACGCCACCGTTCCCGCGGCGGCACCGTAGAACGTGGCCCGATAAGCCTCCCAGTCGTCATAGACCAGATTCATCGTGAAGTCCGGTGTGATCTTGCCGAGGTTCAGCAGCGCGGCAGACACGGCGTCGGCCGTGGGGACCGGCGCGGCGTCACGGATCACGGAGACGGCGAAGTCGGAGATGTTGGTCTCGGTCGCGGGAGTGCTGTTGTCCACCTCGTACTTGAGGGTGGCCCCCTTGACCGTGAAGTAACCCTCCGTATCGGACTCGGCCGTTCCCGCCGACCACGACGCTACGGTCGGAGCCTTCCCGATCGCGTTTACGCCGACGCGCAACGGTCCGCCGTTCCCATCCGCCGAGAAGGTCACGCCCGTGACCACCCCGTCGCGGAAGGTCTCGTCCAACGCACCACCTAGCGGGTCGGAGTAGAACGCGACCCACGGCGGCGTGTTGCCCAGGCCCGTGAAGACGTGGGTCCCGCCGGAAGGCGTATCCGTGGGCCACATCCCTTGCAGGAACGTCCCCAGGACCCGGCCGTATGCCGGCAGGACCAGCGCGGCCTCCCACGAGGAGGTCTGCTTGTAGGGGTCGCCGACGATGGCGGCGGCGTCGGTCACCTCGTTGCGGGCGATGGACTGCACCGGCTGGGGGCGACCGGAGAACACCGGGAACGAATAGGTCGCGGTCGTGGAGACCGTCCCTTCGGCCGATTGTTTCGCGATCCCCACCAGCCAGTTGTTGCTCGGCGATGCGAACGGCATGGCTCATCCCTCCTTCAGGAGACCTGCGGGTGAAGGGTTCGCGATACGACGACCGTGAACCCGCGTACCGCCCCGGAGCGGCCGGACAGAGACGACGCTCGATAGCGCACGGCGACGCTGCTACCGAGCTGGAGGTTGGCCGTCACGTAGAAACGTGCCCGAACCGCGTTCAGGAGGTCGAGCAGGGCGGCGGTCGCGGTCTCATCGACCTCGGAGTTCGCCGACTCTGCGCCGAGGTGCTCCCAGTACCTGACCCAGAACACCTGCGTCAGCAGATCGGACCCCGGACCCGTGGTGAACGGCTCGGTGACCTCGGTGTTGTCAGGGTCCGGCCACACGGCCAGGTGCTTCTCGCCGACGGACGCCGCGAGGTCCTCGGGATCCCACGGGGCGAGGCGATGCTCCGTCACGGACGCGAGCGCGGCGACGTTGGCCGTGAGGTCGGCCAGGACCGCATCGCAGAAGGTGGCGAAGTCCGACACCCTAGAACCCCGCGGCGCGGCAGGCTGCGGCGGCGTAGCGCCGCCATATCGCGGGCCATGCACCCAGGAGCGGGCGCAGGAACGGCCGAGCGCGCGTGCCCGGGTGAGGCACCGAGCCGGTAACGAACCGGCCGTCCGCGAGGCGCAGGACCCGGCCCTTCGGCGCGACGATGTGCGGCTTGGTCCCTTCCTCCGTCCATACCGCCAGCGGGTCCGAGGACGTCACGGAGGCCTCGTTCGAACCCACCCGCACGTCAAGCGCAGCGGCGATGCGCGCCGACCCCGACGCGCGTGCGGCGTCCGAACGCCATCCCTCGGCGGCGGGGCGCATCGCACGGGCGATGGCAGCGTTCAGCGCCGACGGATCCCACCGCAGCGTCGCACTCATCCCACGTACACCGCCCGTTCGATGTGTTCGTTCAGGGTCCGCACCACCAGCGGCGGCAGGGTGCCTAGCTGGATGGTGCCGAGCTCGGTAGTGAGCTGTTCCGCCCGCGCAGGGACGCCGGTCTTCGCACCCAGCGCCCGTTCCTCGATAGCGATGAGCGCGGCTTCCCACACATCGGCGGGCGGGGCGTCGTAACCGTGCTCGTAGCAGATGTCCACCCGTCCCGCGCCGCCGACGCCGGACGGGAAGTTGGAACCGTCGTCCCGCACGACCTTGCCCGTGTCGTAGACGTACCACTCGGTAAGATCGGCTACCGCCGTGCCGCCGACCGTCGCCGAGGTAACGGAGCGCGGGCGCAGGTTCGGCAGCATCGCCCAGTTCGTGTCGTCACCGTCGAAGGTGACATGACCCCACCGGGGGACGAAGGCCACGCCGCAGTAGGCCTCTGAGATCAGCTCCCACCAGCGCCTGACCTCGACCAGCCGCGCGGTCGGGTACGTGGATGTGTTCGCCAGCGTCGATATCGCCCGGATGTCGGCGATGGAGACGTGGTAAGCGCCTTGGACCTCCACGCGCGATCTGAGGGATTGCGACTCGCCACCGAACGTCCCGGTCCAGGTCGCGGTGAGCAGATCGAGGTCGGTCTGGGGCGTCACGTCGTAGGTGTAGATCCCCGTCCCAGCGTTGGTCGCGGTCCCGGACGCGACGATGGTCCCGCCGCAATCGCCGACGACCTGGACCAGGACGTTCCCCGAGGCGTTGGTCAGGGTCTCACCGGAATAGAACTTCTGGGTAAGGGTGGCGGCGGTGTTCCGCAAGATCGCATCGTCGCTCATAGACCCCATCTCTCCCTATCCAGCGGTCGAGCCCACCGGCGGGATTCGTTCCCCCAGGTGGAGTGGTCCTCGCCTTCGTGCGTCGCCACGTCCATCTGAGCGACGCGGAACCCAGACGCCCTGAGTCGCCGGCAGGTCGGCACGTCGTCGTGACCGGCGACCTCGGGCACCGGGCCGATCAGCGGCCAGTCCCGAGCGCGGAACGTCCAGGTCCCCCCCGGCGCGGTGTGCCTGACCAGAGCCCTTACGCCGCCCGATGTCACCGCCTCGACGGGGGTGTTCCACGGGTACTCCGGCTCGAGCGACGCGGAGCAGATCAGCAGGTCGTCGGGAGCCTCGGCCCAGAACGACCTCACCGCCTCCGACCACCCCTCATGCCAGCGGATGTCGTCGTTGGAGAAGACCACCACGTCGGCCCCCGCGCGGGCGCAGACGCCCATCACGACGTTCATCCCATGTCCGCACGTCGTCACGGCGTCGCGCACGACCGTTCCTCCCATCGCCGAAACCAGCTCATCGGTGCCGTCGGTTGAGCCGTTGTCGATGAGATAGAAGACGTCCGGGTTCCCGGCGAGCAGCGTTCGGCACGTCTGACGCAGCAGCTCCTCGCGCCCGTGACGGATCACGTCATGGCACAGGACGCCGACAGCGAGCCTCATGCCGGACCGGAGCCCACCACCGCCGCCAGCTTGGAGATATCCACCGGCTCGGCCGATGGTCGCTGCGCCGCCAGGCGCTCCTCCAGGTGCGCCAGCGCGGGGACCCAGTATTCGGACAGGACCGCATCGGCGTCGAACCGCAGCGCGAAGTCGCGGGCGAGCTTCCCCGGTTTGTGGCCGGCGCGGTAGGCACGCTTCATGGCGTCCACGATCGCCGGGACCTTCGGACGGAAGAAGAACGACTTAGCCCGTTCCTCCCAGAACGGCTCACACTCCACCCTCCACCCGCCGCCCAGGATCTCGGGCATGGCCGTGTTGTCCCCGACGATGACCGGCACGCCGCAGGCCTGCGCCTCGAGGATGGGGATGCCGAACCCCTCGCCGTAGGACGGGTTCACCAACACATCCATCACCGAGTAGAGCGCGGCCATCTTCTCTGCGGGGATGTCGCCCAGCATGTAGGAGAGCTGGTCCACCCACACGATGTCCTGCTCGGCGACGCCACACGACCGCGCGAGGAACTGCAGGTTCAGTCCCGCGTGCCCCTCGGTGCGGAGCGTGTGCATGTAGAGCAGCGCATCCGGGTGCGAGCGCTTGAACTCCGCGAAGGCCAGGAACACCTCCGGGAACGCCTTGCGCGCCGGGGCTATGCCCTTGTTCGCAGCGACCATCCCGACGACGAACGCATCCGACGGGATGCCGAGGAACCCGCGTATCTCATCGCGATCGGTGCGCGGCGCGAAGACCTGGGTATCGACGCCGTGCGGGACGTAGAGGATCTCGTCGTCGATCTGCTTCCCCAGCTCCGCTTGACCGAACCTGCTCATGGCGATGGGCACGGTTCCGGGGTAGTGCTGGAAGAACCCCACGACCGGCGGTGGGACCGGCGCGTGGTCCACGGGCACCCATGAAGCCAGGTTCACGTATGCCAATGCGTCGGAATGGAGCGTCCACACGTCTTGCAAGGTGATGACGACCCCGGCGCGTGGATCCTCGCCGAACCAGTGCGAGGCCCAGGCTGCCGCGACGTCGTTACCCCAGGGGTCCATCCCGCACGGATAGACCGGCATCCGGTTCCATTCGAGGGGCCCGCCTTGCAGGCCGAAGAAGGCCAGGATCGCCGTGTCGTGGCCCAGGTCGCGGATGCGCGGGACGAACAGGTCGGTCTGGTTGCCGTAGCCCGTGTTGGCCCACGGCGCGTTGGACTGCCACAGGATCTTCACCCGCGCGTCTCCATCTTCGCGCGGGGCCGGCGCTTGGCGAGGACGATCCAGGCTCCGGCGTGCTCGGATACCTGGATGATGTCGTGAGTCTTCTCGATCTTCGCCACCTGCGCGGCCAGCGCATCGGCCGTCGCAGGCTCGATCTTGAACAACGGCACCCGGATGCCCCCTTCCCGTGGGGGCGGGGACCCTCCGGGGGGTCCCCGCCTTCCCACGTCTCGTCGCCCTTACGAGGTCCCGCCCCGGAAGAGCTTGATAGCGCCCGTGAGGTCCACGAGATCGCCGTCCGTGCGGATGATGGACCGGTAGGTCACCATGTCGGACGAGAAGGCGAAGTCGTCGGAACGCTCGAACCGGACCTGGCCCACGTCACGGATGGCGTAGGCCGAGAAGTCCCCGAACGCGATGGACTTGATCCCCGTCCCCATCGCGGGGGCGAAGACCTCCGTCACGACCGGACGGCCCAGCAGACGGTCAGGCTGGTCCGCCTGCAACCCGGGCTGCCAGATGTACTGGCCGGTCGTCTCCTTCAGCTTGCGGACCCACGCGACGGTCCCATCCGCCATCAGCCAGAAGGCGTTACGGCGGTAGGGCGGGATCACGGAGTAGAACAGGTCGATCAGGTTGTCCGCCGACGGCACACCCGTGCCCCCGGTGGCTCCCGTCACGCCCGTGCCCGCGGCGGTGAACACGCCGTTGGGCTGAGCCGACCCCGTGCCGGTGCAGAAGTGAGCACCGGAGGCGTTGCCCAGCGCACGGCCCGCATCGCGAGCGATGAACCCGAGCAGGTCGACGGCCGTGTCGGTGATCAGCTCGTTGGAGACCTGGATCAGCTGCCCGTACTTCCACGCCCCGAGCGTCACCTGGCCGAAGAGCGGATCGTTCTCGGCGAGCGCCGTACCCTCACCGACGATCGCGGCGGTTCCGGCCGTGGTCGTCTTCGGCACGGGCAGGTTCTCGCCCGAGGCCGTGGTGTAGACCGTGACGTTCGTCTGTCGGATCGCGGAGTTCTCGATCAGGTGCTCGTAGAGCGAGCGCACGAACCCCGTGGGGACCGTGTGTCCGCCGGCCGTGGTCGTGGCCTCCACGAGATCACGGACCTCCCAACGACCCGTGGGCGTGTGGGTCCGCTTGACCATCTTCTCCGTGAAGTCGATGTCCAGCGTGCGACCCCGCTTGCCCTGGAGCCACTCGCGGAACTCGGCCTCGCCGTCGCTGGGCGTCTGATCGGGCGCGTCCTCGTCGGGCTGGATGATGTCGCGGTAGCGGGAACGCTCCCGCTCGTAACGCACGTTCCGCTCCTCCAGCTCCAGGTCGGCCTCGAGCCGTTCGACGGTAGCCTCGACCGAACGCATCTCGGCCATGGCCTTATCCCAGCCCTGTTCCTCTTCTGCGGTTCGGGGGCGCTTCTCCTCGTCGGCGCGGTCACGGATGGCCTTCGCGGCCTCCCAGTGCTTCGCGCGCGACGTCAGAGCCTCCCCGATCTCCCGCTTGATCTGGTCAACGCTCATCGCGCTACCTCCTCGCGGTATCGGTGTTCGGTGGGCCAGAAACGCTCGCGGGCGTCCTGGAGCGCCGCCTCCATCGCGGCGATATCCCCTTGCCACTCGGAGGTGGGATCGGCGTCCGAGGAGGTGGCGTCGTCGCCGGCGTCCTCGGAGGTGATCTCGGCGTCCAAGTTCGCTTCACGCAGCGCAACGGTGGTCCCCGCATACGCCGGGAACGTCACGGGTCCGAGGTCGGCCAGCATGGCCTCTTTGACGGTGCGGACCTCGGTGCCCTCGGCTCGCGACCAGGTGTCGCGCGTGACCAACATCTGGCAGGACTGGCCGCGCAACGCACCCTGGGCGATGAGGGCTTTCAGGTCGGCGTTGTAGCTGGTGTCGGCGAGCTCGACCTCGTAGTAGAGCCCCACGTCATCCTCGCGCAGGGTACGGAACACCCCCAGCGGCTTCTTGCCGATGCTGGGGTCTTTCCCGTGGTTGAACAACGGCTGGATCTGGTCCCTGCGCTCGCGGAGCGTCTTGCGGAACGCCCCCTTCGCGAAGACCTCATCGAACCTATAGCCCGTCTCATCCACGATGGGCGTGCGCTGGCCGAAGACGGCTGCGTAGCCATAGAGCGTGTTGCCGTCATCGGAGACACCCGTGCCAGCGCGGTCCTGCGCGAGCATCCGCTGGACGAAACCCTTGCTGACATTACGATTCATCGGTACCTCCTGGGGTCGCTACCGTGTAACCGGCCGGGATCAGGTAAGAGTCGCCGTAGTCCCCCTCGATCGGCGGTTCGTCCTGCAGCGCGAGGATGCGGTTGGGCGTGAGGTAACCCCACTGGCGACCCGCCGCGAACCAGTCGGCCTGCGCCTTGGAGTCTCCGCGCAGCAGCCCCTTCGTGTTCCACTTCACGAACTGTCCCCGCGGCAGGAGCTGGTTGAAGTAGTGCTCCAGCCGAGCGAGACGCGGGTCGATGGAGAACTGGACCCAGCCGATCGACTGTTGCTCGATGCCGGTCCCCCATGAGGTCGAACGCTCGACGTCGCCGACCATGTGAGGCGGCACGCGGAACAACCGCGCGATCTCGGACACCTGGAACTTGCGCGTCTCCAGGAACTGCGCCTGCTCGGGCGGGATGGCTATGGGGGTCCACTTCGCGTTGACCAGGACCCCCGGCAGGTGCGCCTTGCCGACCCCCGAGTGACGCTTCGCCCAGTTCTCACGGATCGCGTCGATGGACGCCTGCGCCTTCGGCGCGGTGTCGGCCTCAAGCTCAATGACCCCCGAGAGGGTCTGGCCCTGGCCGAAGAACTCCGAGCCGAACCGTTCCGCGGCGAGTCCTAGACCGATGGCCTGCCGCGCCATCTCGATAGGCGATAGCCCGAGCAATCCCCCGGTGGAGAAGTTCTTAAGGTGCAGCACCTCGCCCCGCGGCGTGGACACCGAGTACCGCTCCAGCTCGCGGGTCCCCCATCGGTAGACGATCCGCCCCGACCGCCGAAGGACCGTCACATCGTCGGGGTGAAGCGTCCAGATCTCTTCGGGGTACCCGGAGGTCGCGTTGCGCCGGGTGATGATGATGTAAGCGTTCCCGGCGGTCTCCAGCGAGGATCCGATCCGCTCCACGAACTCGAACCATGTGGTCTCGGGGTTCGGCTCCCTGAGCCACATCGGTCCCGGCGTGACCTCCCGCCGACTCCCGTCGGGAGCCTTGCGGAACACATCGGCCGGCAACGATGCGATGGTTTCGGCGACGAGGCGCACGCAGGCATACACGACGACCAGGCGCATCGCGGAGGACTGGTCCACCCCGATGCCCGCCGCGGTCGGGATGGTGAGGTCGGCTCCCTGTCCGAACAGAGCGTTCTTGTCGATGGCACGGGACTCGAGCAAGCGTCCGAGGATCGTCATCTGGAACCTCCCCGGTCGGAAGCGAACGCGCCGAGCACCAGGATCGTCCCGAGGACGACGAGGGCCGCGGGGACGTAGACCAGTGCGACGCCGGCCACGATCAGCGCGACCCCTACGAGCTCGATCACCGTGGCCTTCACTCGTCGTCCAGCAACACGAACGCGGGAGGCGGCGTGGGTTTGTCGAGCTCGCCCGCGACATGCGCGGCTACGGCCACCCCGACCAGGGCCTCGATAGGTCGTCGGCTCATCGGGTCCTCCTGCAATCTCCAGCCGCGCTCATCGCGTTTGACCACCCCGGCCAGCACCTGAGACCTCAGCGCCGAGTCGCCGTCGTGGACGAGCGTCCCGGCCTCGATGAGGCGGAGCAACGTGGACGATGCCGCGGACATCCGCTCGACCGAGGCGGGAAACTCCATCACCGGTAGCCCCTCGGCCTCGAGGATCTCGGCCGAACGTGCGAAACCGCGCCCCCCGTGGGTGATGGTCCGCACCTCGTAGGTGGCGCAGAAGTCACGGATGGCCTCTTCGACGGCCTCCAGCGATGCCGCGGGCATCACATGGGCCTTGACCAGCACCTTCTCGCCACGGTGCGCGACCATCACGATCGCGGCGCGCCGGTACGCGAGGCGGATGTCGAGCCAGACCACATCATCGGGTTCGAGGTCGGCGCCGGGCTCGGCGAGAGCATCCCAGGCCCCAGGCTCTATCCAGGGGTCCTCGGCCTCCGTCCAGATCCCGCACGCGAACCGGAGCCACTGTGCGGGCTTCATCGAGGGCGAGTCGTGGCGGCGGCGCAGCTTCGTCTCGGTCTGCCACGAGGCGGGGTTCGCCAGCTTGACGATGCCCATGTCTTCCACGTCGTCGGCGTCGGTGAGGCACCATTCGTGCAGCACGAAGGCCCCATCGGGGGAGACGGCGTGGTTGCGCTTGGCCGCCTCGTCCCTCGTGAAGCTCTCCAGGGCGTGCGCGGCGTCGCGCAGCTCGCCGAGCGGGGAATCCTGCCTAGCCCCGGCCGTGGAGATGGTCACCATCTGCCCGTCCCGCGCATCCAGCCCGTCGCGGAACACCCCGTAGAGGTCCGGGTTGGGGTGTCTGTGCAGCTCGTCGACCAGCGCCAACGTGGGGATGACCCCATCCCCCGTCTTCGCGTCGGACGCCAAGACCTTGATCTGCGCCCGCTTGTTGGCCTTCAGCCTGACCATGCGGTAGCCGGCGCGCACGTCGAACGTGCCCGTGAGGTTCGAGCGCTCCACCAGCCCCTGCGCCTGCGAGAACAGGATCGTGGCCTGGTCGCGGCTCGATGCCCCGATGTAGACGGCGGCGTCGGCGACCTCCCGCAGGTGGAACAGTGCGAGCGCCGCGAGCAGGGTGGTCTTGCCGTTCTTCTTCGGCAGGATGATCACGGTCTCAGGGGCTCCCGCGAAGTGCTCGGCGAGCATGGCTAGCTGGAACGGTTCCAGCCGCAGGGGTGCGCCGCCCTCCAAGACCAGATCCGCCGCGAATCGGCGGAATCTGGCGAGCGAGTAGCCCTTCCGCGAGGTTCTGGGGGTCCGGGCGCCGGGATTTCCTCCCGGATGGCCAGGAGTCCGGTCTTGCTCAGCGCCGACTGAAGTTCCGACCGTCCCCCCTCGCTCGCCGCTTGCCCGCCTCGGCGTCGGCGTGGTCCTTCCGCTTCGCGCAGGTGCGGCAGAGGCTCTGGAGGTTGGCACGGTCGTTCGTTCCTCCGAAGGCTCGGGCGAGGATGTGGTCCACGGTCACGGCCGGGGCTCCGCAGCACGGATCGCCGACCATCCCGGCCCCATCGGCAGCGACGAGTGCCAGGCGCGGGGACGGTGGGCCTCACACCTGGAGCCCTGACCTCGGAACGGGGCCAGGCAGACGATGCATGCCCTTAGCGTGCCCATGTCTGGATGAGCTGACGACCAGGCCATGCCGGACCTGGTTCCACCACCGTCCGGTCCACGGTGCGCCAGCCCTCGAACTCGCCCAGATCGTCCGCGCCGAAGCGGTGCAGGTGCGCGTGGCCTGCCGCGCGGCGTTGCTCCGGTGTCAACCCTTCACCTACACCCAACGGCTCCTCATATGGGACCATCGCGATATAGCGTCGGGTGTGGCGCATGTGCTGGAGCATGACGGCGCGTGGGTCGAGCAGGTGTTCGAGGACGTTGGACGCGATGACCACATCCCACGTGCCCGCGATCTCCTCACCTAGGATGAACGGCTCGCCATATGCCCTCCTAGCTGCGGCGATGGCGACGCCCGAGAAGTCCTGGCCAGCGACCACGGCAGCCGGGAAGCGCTCACGCAGGGCCTGCGTCATCTCTCCGCGGCCGCAGCCCCAGTCGAGGATGGTGCCCGACGCGCATGCGCCGACCGTTTCGGGGTCGAGACTGGTGAGCAGGGCATCGGCGAAGGCGCGGGTGATGGAACCGCCGTCGATCTGGTCCCAATGGTCGCCGGTGGTGTATGCGGCATCCCACGCCGCGGCCGTGTTGCCTCGATCATCCCAGGACATACAGCCCGTACCCCATACCGCCCTCGATCGTGATGGGTCGGCGCTCGAGGGGAGCGAAGGTCTCGGTGAACGTCACGTCGTCCCACTCGGTCAGGTGCGCCTCGAAGGGATTGTCGTCGTGTCCCGGCCGGAGCCAACCTGCGCCGAGCGGGATACCGACCAGGACGTGACCGCATGCTTCGCGCAGCGTGTTCAGCACTCGGGTGCCGTCGTCACGGTCCATGTGCTCGATGACATCGCAGCAGATGGCGACGTCGTAGGGGTCCGGCGTGAGCTCGCGGATGTCGGCCTCGATGATGCGGTCGTAGACGAACGTGTGCACCGGCGTCCACGTGCCGGGGTGGATATCCACGGCGTCGATCCGCACGCGCCAGTCCCTGAACCGATGTTCCCAGATCTCCAGGAATTCCCGCGCCAGGAAGCCCCAGCGGCCCCATCCGCATCCCACGTCGAGGATGGAGGACGGTTGCAGCGCGCGTAGGTGCTCCACGATCCACTCCGTCGAATAGAGCGTGGACGTGCCGATGCTCACGAACCACCGGCCCAGCGATGCACCCCGAAGCCCGGATAGGGCGGGCCCGGGTCGGGTGCGTCCCAGGCGTAGGGATAGAACGTCTCACGTTCGAGCCTGGTCACGTCATCCCGGCCTGCCCACGTCTCGGTCAGGAACACGGGACCCGTTCGAACCTGCGGCGGCTCGCCGACGTGGGCCGCCGCGCTGGCCGGGAGCCTGCCCACCAGTGCGAGGACCGCCGCATGCCCTGGCTCCGAACCCATCACGGCGTTGCATAGGAACCGTTCGTCCTCCCAGGCGGCGAAGGCGAACAGGCCGGTGAGTTCGTCGAGCGCCCGCAGCGGTTCCACGTCGCAGTCGAGGTAGATCCCGCCGAACCGGGCGAGCAGTTCGTAACGCGCGATGTCCGCTTTGCCCTGCGGCTCAGGTGCCAGCGCGAAGCATCCGGCGTTCGTGAGCCAGCCCAGCGAGTCCTCGGTCCAGGTCCGCATCTCCCAATCGGGGTGCAGCTCCGCCCAGCCGTCCCAGAACGCCTCGTACCGCGGCGGGATCGGCCGATCCCCGACCCAGATACGATGCAGCAGCTTCGGGATCATCCGACGCCCGCGGTCACAGCGGCATCGGCGTCCCAGCCCGACGACACCGCGTCCGGGTCGATACCCACGGTCGTCGGGTCCGGGTCCCAGGCCGAGGCAAGGGCGGAGCCGTCGAAAGCCGAACCGGTACCGTCACCATCCGATATCGGGATGATGGGGATCTTGACCGTTGCGCCGCGCAGGTCGATGGTCCCCGGGTCGAGTGCCACGAGAACCGATAGCGCTGCCGCTGCGCCGGCCAGGACGAGCGCACCGGGGTCCGCAGGGACGATCACCGAAGACGCCGTGACGGACCCACCTAGCGCGAGGTCCCCAGGCGTCGCGACGATGGTCGTCGTCAGGGTGACCGCAGGACCAGCCAGGACGAGCGCGCCCGGCGTGGCAGGCATGGCCTCCGCTATGGACGCGCTCTGGCTCTGCAGGCTCAGGGTGCCCGGCGTAGCCGCGATGGTCACGCTGAGGGTGACCACTTGCCCGCTCAGGGTGACCGCTCCGGGTGTGGCAGCGATCAGGACCGCCTCTGACAGGTCCACGGTCTGACCGGCCAGGGTCGCCCCACCGGGTGAAGCGGCGACGATCCCCGTGGTTGTCGCGATGGAACCGCTCAGCGTCAGAGCGCCGGGGGTGGCCGCGACCGATCCGCCGACCAGGGCGGAGGACCCGTTCAGGACCAGTGCCCCAGGCGTGGCCGCGACGGTCACGCTCAGCACGGCATCCGAGCCCGTCAAGGTCAACGCGCCCGGTGTGGCGGGCAGCACTTCCGCCGCAGCGACCGTCGCCCCGCTGAGCGTGAGAGCGCCGGGGGTCGCCGCGACGGTCACGCTCAGGACGACCGCAGCCCCTGTGAGCGTCAGAGCGCCGGGGGTCGCCGATATCTCGGTGTCGCCGCCTCCGGCGAGCTGCTGGGCAGCTTCGGAGGGTTGGTACCACCAGCTCATGTGCTAGGAGACCGTCGCCGTGAAGATCCCCGATGCCACCGTAACGGAGAACGTGTTCCCGGACTCGATGGACTGAGCGCCGCAATCGATGTATCCGATGAGCGGCCCGCCCGTGATCGTTCGGTCGCGGATGACCATGTAGCGGAAGGTCAACGTTCCACCGGACGCCGTGATGGAGATGGTAGACGCCCCCATCGTCGTGACGTTCCCGGTCGAGTTGTAGCTCGGTGCCGAGGTCGTGACCGTGATCCCCGTATCGGCGGTGTACCCGTTGGCGGTCGTCAGTTCGTTGTTGAGGTCGGCGTACAGCTCATGCGAGTCGATGTTGGGGGCATACGAGGACGTGTGCAGGGTCGCCACGATGGAGTCCGAAGCCCAATCCATCTGGCGGGCCTCACCCCCGGTCTCACCTCCGAAGGCGTTGGCTCCCAATTTCCCGTAGAGTTGAACGACCGCCATGTCAGCCTCCCCTAAGCGATCTTGCGGATGCTCGCGTCGAACGCCCGGTCGGTCCCGGCGAGCTTCTGAAGCGTCATGTCCCAGCCGTTGATCAGGATCAGCGAGGGGGAGACGAACACCTCGGACTGCACACCCTTGAGCGTGGCCGCGAAGCAAACCTTCTTGGTCCCGCCGGTACCCTCGACCTTCTCGTAGATGCGGATGGCGTACTCCTCGGTCTTGGTCATGTTGCCGCCGTCGTCCACCCAGAGCTGATACACGCCGTCGTCGGTGACGGTCTGAAGGCTCGTCGTCCCCGACACGATGGACAGCTCCGAGGTCCCCACCGTCACCCCGTCGAGCTCGTATGGCTCTGAGATAGCCATCTCGCCTCCCCTAGCTCACCGCGTGGACGACGCCGTTGTAACCGCCGTCGAGCGAGCCGGAGTTGCACGATGCCCGCATCGCGAGGCGCGTCCCCGAGGGCACGTCGGCGAAGACCGGCATCGGGGGGAACGGGCCGTTCATGCCCTCGGTGGCGTCGGTCTGGAACCACCATTGCCCGAGCGTCTCCTCGGTCGCCGCACCGGCGCCGATCTCGACGCAGAAGCTCTTGTTGTTCGTCGTCGTGTCGCCCGTGACCTGGAAGCTCGGCAGGAACGCGAAGTGGTCCTCCGATGTCGAGGCCGTCACCTGGACGTAGGTGTCCGTGCCGCCGGAGATCGCCGGGGTGAGCGTGGTTCCCGCGGGCACGGTTCCCATGCCGTAGGTCGTCACCTTGCGCCCGCACCGGAACGGTGGCACGCCGTCTCCCCCATACAGGAAGATCCCGACCTCCATCGCGGTCGAGACGCGCGCCCCTGCCGCCTGCGCCGCGAGCCTGGAGCCGGCCGGGATATAGAGCGGGAACATCCACATCTTCGGGCCGTGGTGCGCGTTGGCGATGCCGCCGCAGTAGCCCATGAGCAGATCCGGGATCAGGATCTCCTCCGTGCTCGCGCCGATGAGGATGTCGAGCGCTCCCTGCGAGGCCGTGGCGGAAACGCCGTAGTTCACCGCGGTCACGCAGACGAAGTACGCATCGAACGACGTGGACGCGATCAGCTCCGCGGGCGTCCCCTTCGTGCTCGACGAGGCCCCCGTCGTGACGGACGTTCCGGGGTTCGCCACCCCGACGGCCCCCGTGTTGTGCTCGACGCGCAGGCGCCCCTTCTGCGGGGTGAACAGGGCCATCAGCCGTTCCTCACGCGCGTCCCGATGGGGATGATGTCGGCGACGTACTGGGGGTCCGGCGGGGGGCCGCCGACATGACCGAAGACCGGGGTCCGCAGGAACTCCAGCCACGCGCTCCACATCTCCTCGCGGGTCCCCGCGGTCGCGGCCTGGGAGATGATCGCGGGTGCCCCCACGTCGAGCATGTGAGGACCGCGGCCCTTCCCGGGGGACGACTGCCCGGCGATGGAGTCCCAATAGCAGATGACGTAGAACAGGTCCGGGTTGGCCGTGAGGTAGGCGGCGAAGTTCTGCAACCCGGTGCGGAACTTCGGCGGATACTCGCCCACGTTGGTCTGCCACCACGTCGAGGGCGACGGGTCGTCACCGCCGGGGTCGTCGTTGAAGTAGCGCGTCGAGGAGCCTGGCCAGATCTTGTCCCAGTGGTCCCAGCCCCACTCGAAGCACCCCGCGAGCAGGACGAGGCCGTTGGTGTTCTGCAGCGTCCGGCGCGGGAGGTACCACTGGATGAACTCCGACGTCCCGCTCGACGGTCCTCCGCTCACGCCCCACAGCTCGGGGAGACCCCGCCAGCGACCCCCACCCGAAGTCGCGCCGGGGTAGATGTCGAAGCAAGCCATCTGGATACCGTCCGCGGACCACGCCCAGCTATTCGACGCGGGGTACCACAGGTCCAACAGGGCCGTACCCAACTCCCCGTCGTCGCCCGGTGTGAGCCCCGCCAGGTTCGGGCCGGCGAAGATCACGCCGGGTGAAGTCGTGACGCCCGCCTGTGTGCCCTGCCAGCGGGGAACGCCGCGCGTCGCCCAGCGGGTGAGGATGTTCTGGTACTCGGCCCACCACGTCGCCGGCGGCAGGTCGCCGTTCGGTTCGTGCTTGTGGGTGTAGACGATCGACTCCAGGCCGGGGTTCGCGGCGAAGAATGCGATCAGGTCGTCCCCGCGAGCGTCGATCTGCGCGTTCGACGGGGTGCCGTTGGCGCTGAACACGATGAGCCG